AAAGCCCGCTTCGATCCCCGAGCCCGCTTCGATCCCCAAGCCCGCTTCGATCCCCGAGCCCGCTTCGATCCCCGAGCCCGCTTCGATCCCCCAGCCCGCTTCGATCCCCCAGCCCGCTTTGATCCCCGAGCCCGCTTTGATCCCCGAGCCCGCTTTGATCCCCGAGCCCGCTTCGATCCCCAAGCCCGCTTCGATCCCCGAGCCCGCTTCGATCCCCCAGCCCGCTTCGATCCCCGAGCCCGCTTCGATCCCCGAGCCCGCTTTGATCCCCGAGCCCGCTTTGATCCCCGAGCCCGCTTTGGCGCGAATGTCGCCGGCAGCGCGGAGCCACCCCGTGAACTTGACGGTCCCGAGTCGTGCGGCAATTTCAATATGCCCGTCGAAGGCCGTCAGATCGACGGGGCCGGTGTACGTGCCGTCCGTGAGTTGGTCAGCGGTGATTAGGTGCGTTTTCATGGTTGTGGTTCCTTTTGGTTAAGCGGCTTAAAGGGCGGCGGCCTTCATACGGCCCCCGCTAGGCGCTTCATGTCGGCGAGCGCGTCCTCGTTGCTGTCGAAGAACCGAACGGGGCTGATCGGGTGTCCGCTGGCGTCGTATATCAGTTGGGCGGCCAGGGCGGTCCCGTGGAAGTGTTCGAGCGCGTAGCCCTCTTCGCCGGCCAGATGAACGGCCCACCCGGCACGGCAATGTGTCGTTCCGCAGCTATGCCAATCGGACATGTGAAGGGCCTCAGGTGCGGACGCCGCTTCGTAGATCACGCGGTGGATGTCCGCGATCACCGGAACAACCAGGGGCACGAAGCCGCCCTTCGTGTCTTTCAATGCCGAGCAGTACGAGCAGTACGAGCAGCCCGAGCAGTCCGAGCAGCCCGAGCAGTACGAGCAGTCCGAGCAGAACGAGCAGTACGAGCAGTTAACACAGTTGCGGCAGCCCGAGCAGTCCGAGCAGTACGAGCAGCCCGAGCAGCCCGAGCAGTCCGAGCAGTCCGAGCAGTTAACACAGTTGCGGCAGCCCTTCAGGCTGTCGAGCGCCTTCTGGGAGTCCTCGGCCGAGCCGAAATACTCGACAGAGCATTTGTTTCCGTTGGCGTCTTCAATCCACGTGGTCATGGCGTTGGGTGTCCTTTGTGGTGGGTGTTGACGGGCTAGGCCCAGATGGCTTCGTATCGGATCAAGGCGTCTTCTGCCTCGGCGCGATTGACGAACGGTCCGGCCAAGTCGCCGTCTCCCCGCTCTTCCCATGCCGGGACGGCCCAGGTCAGACCGCAATTCCAGTGGGCGTATTGTTCGATCACGACGTCGCCGTCGTAGTCCGTTGAGTTAACTCGAATGTCGCCGGGCCGGGCCATCGCTCAATCTCCTGTAGCTGATGGCCTACCTCTAGTGGCTCATTGAGCCGGGGTCAAGTGCCCTTGTAGCAGCGCCACCACGGGCCCGCTCACCTTGCGCGAGCCGGCCTTCCACTGGCGCACGGAGCGGGGCGCGCTCGCCAGGCGCTTGGCCGCCTCACTGGTCGACCAGCCCAGGCGCTCAAGGGCGCCGGTGAACTCAGCGGCGGTCATACCTGCACGTGCTCCACAGTCAGCTTGACGAAGACGTCGATCTCATCGCGCGCCAGGCCGGGATACCGCTTCGTCATGCGACGGACGCCCTCGGCGCCCATGATCAGATAGCAGCCGTCTTTCATTGTGTAGCCCTCGGGATCATGAGAATCACCTGCAGCCCGTCGCGCCTGGCCGCCCACGGCGTCTTGCCGTTGAGCAACGCCTGCAGGTAGATCAGCCGCACGCCGTGATAGAAGCCCTCATGCGTGGCCACCGGCTGCAGCGTGGAGCGTAGCCGAAGCGCCAGGGCGCTCTTGAGGTCTTCCCGCCAGAACCGTTCGGCCCGGGCCCGTAACCACGCACTTGGCGCCAGCAGCCGCTCAACGTCCTGCGCGAGTATGGAAGGCGGCATACCGCGCGAGTCGCGGGCAAGGGCGTTCCATTCACCAAAGGGGTCAAGTAGCCTCACGCCAAGCGCTCCCTGGCCATCGCACGCAGGGCCGCGGCGTCACGCTCGCGTAGGGCGGCTAGGCCCCCGCCGTGGGGCTGTTGCGACCAGCGTGCGGCGTCGGCAAGGGCAGCTTCGACGTGCCGCGTGAGGGCCTGGACAATGGGGGTGGGCCACGTCTGCCTCATGGCTTGCACACTTGACGGCCGGCGACGTCCAGGCGGGGCGTCAGGCTCGCGGCGTTGAGGTACTGACAGCCGGTCAGGTGATCCGTCAGGACCGCCATGCCGCTGTAGCCGTGAGGCGGGTCGGAGTTGTCCGCGCCCCAACCGAAGCGGTTGTGCGCCTCGTGCACAAGGAAAGCCCAGGCCAGGAGGCCGAGGCAAAAGGCCCCCACGCTCCGGAAGACCCCTTCCGCAAAATGGTAGCCAATGTCGGTGTAGCGCTTACGCTCCGAAAGGATCATGGCGTGCCTAGCTCCCTCTCCGCCGCGCGCAGCGCGCGGTACAAGCAGTCCTCGCTGGCGATCGCCTCGTCTTGCTTCTGGCGCACGATAGACCCCGGGGAGCCTACCGCGTTGCGATAGACGGGCGCGGTCGCCAAGTGGCGTTGGACCGCCTCAACTAAGTCGCTCAACTCGCGGACCATGGGGCTATCGGCTTTCGAAGGCGTTGAAGCAAAACTTCTGAACGATGATACCCGCCGATTCGAACAATTCCTTGACGTACCCGCGGGGCGCACCGGCCGGAACCGTCACGAGCGTCTGACTCTCGGGAACGACAGTTTCGCCGGTCTCGGTGTCGATCATGCGGAAGACAAGCTTTAATAGGGCCATGGGTCACTCTCCGGTAGGGGCGTCGGGCTCGTCGGCCTCGGAACCCGGGACATGTGCGGCTTGTTCAGCTTGCGCCTTGGTGTCGGGGGCCCGTGGGCTTAGCTTTGGGGGCGTGCGGCTTGGGCGCCGCTGGCGGAGGGGCCGCCACCGGGGGCTCCCCTAGCACGGGGAAGCGGATGGACACGCCGGCCGGGGCGAGGAACCAGACGCCATCAGTCTTGATCCAACAGATATCGCGCCGTAGCGGCTCGGGCAGCTCGTGCGGGGGCGTGGCGCCCGGCAGCAAGTCCAACACCGGGCCGCCCGTCGCCAGGACATGCCAGCCGTCGCCCTCGTAGCGCACCCAACCGTTAGGAAGTTCCATAGTCTCAGCCTCCAAATGATGCGTGCGAATGTACCGGCTCAATGCGCCTTGTCAACGGCCGCAGCCGACGCACGCGCTCGATTGTCGTCCGCGTGACCTCCACGGGCGTGAGCGGCCCAAGGCCTCGGGCGCGGTCCGACGCCAGGAAGCGCCAGACCAGATCGGGCTCGCTCGTGGTGTAGACCACGCGGCCGATGGCGTTGCGGATCTCGTAGGTTGTTTCGGTGCTCGTGGTCATGGCTTGGGCTCCAAGAGGGCCGCGGCGATCATGGCGTGGTAACGCAACCTTGCCTTTTCCTCGGATGTAGCCGACGCCTCGAAAGGCTTGCCGTTTCGCTGGAGCCGCTCAGGGTCGCGCCGCAACATGCGTTCATCTGCGTCCAGGGTTTTGCGCCAGTCGGACAGCGCGCTCAGGCAAGCCGCGATCATCGCCTCGGTCGGCTCCCTTGGAACCAACACCCACCCCTCATCCACCCTAGGCGCGCGAAGTCGGTCGAGGAGGCGGTCGATGCAGGCGTTTTTGTCCTCTTCGCCCCACTTTTTCGCAAGCCTGTCTGGCAGCCTCAACCTCCGTAGCCAAGCCTCATCCTCAATAATCTGCGCGACCCTCTCCCGCTTATCCGCGTCCACGGGGTTGTCGGCGAGGGCTTGGGCGGCGATGGACGGCGCTTCGTTGATCTTGCGGATCGTTTCGGCGGATAGGCAAGACGCGCCCCAATTGGCCTCGCGCCCGAAACTATCCAGGGCGTCTAGTGTCAGCTCCAGCGCTTCTCTCAGGGTTGTCATTGGGGGTCCTTGGGTTGGTTCGCCAACTCCTCGGCGAGTTGCTGTTGCAGAGCGGTGAGGCCACAGGTGCAGGTGTGATTGACGGGCGAATAAAGTTGGTTACGGCTGCATTCGTCGTCATGCACAGCCCACGCCTTCAACGCTTTAGCCAAGTGGGCGAGGGTTGTGCTCATGGCAGCACCAGGGCTCTAGCGCGGTCAGTCTGCGACCAGCGCACGTAGCGGCGAGCGTTGTCCCGACAGCGCCACTCGTCAAGCCAGCCTGTCGTGACCATCTGGGCGCACGCCGCGGTGATCCGCGACTCAGTCGTGCGGTCTAGGTGGGCCGGCTGCACAAAGGTGCTCGCGACGATAACCGTCCCGGCCAGGGCCCACGCAGCGAGAACGACCCGTAGCCGACTCATGTCCGTGCCTCAAAGCGATAGCCGCGGAAGTGCGTGGGGCTGGGTTGTGCGGTTGTGAGATAGGCGCCGGCGGTTGTCCACAACTCCACGGGGCAGTTGTGGCGCTTGGCCAGGCGACCTGCCCGACCCTTCGCGTCCTCGTCCGTGGCCATGTGCCGGGTTGTGGTAACTTGTGGCTGGCGGAATTCGTAACCAGGCATGAAGCCTCCATAAGTTGTGGTAAGTTGTGAAGGCACCATATGGGCTCAATGAGCCGGCGTCAAGCCCCGGTACTGGGGGAAGCTAAGTGCTTGAATTGTCACGCCTAACTGTTGTGGGGGAGTTGTGACCCCCAGTATGAAATGGGCCGTACTGGGGGTTGCTAAGCTATTGAAATCCTTAGCGTAACAATTGTGGACAACCGAAATCCCCAGTACCCCCTGTGCCCCCAGTACCCTCGAACCCTCTGTGTGTGTGCGTGCGTATATACGCGCGTGCGCCATGCGCGTGAGGCGATTTTGCGTTTTGTACCGGGGTACTGGGGATTTATTTAGTTAAGTAGTTGATCTTAAAGAGAATATAGAATCCCCAGTATGGACCCCCAGTATGGGCCCCAGTACGAATTCATACTGGGGGTTGGCTTGACGTGACTATCCGGGTTGTGAGACACCATCCGCATGGCGCTCACCGCTAAACAGGAAGCTTTCTGCAGAGCCTACGTTGTCGATCGCAACCCGGGCCGGGCGTACCGTGCGAGCCATAACGTAGCCTCCACAACTTCGGACGCAGCTTGTCGGTCAGCCGGCTCCACGTTGCTGGCAACCTCTTCGATTGCTACGCGTTGCGACGAGTTGCTGAAGGAAGTGACAGCCAAGCTTCCCGAGCCCTTCACGGCGGCCACCGCCCTGACGATGTTCCTGGACATCGCGACGGCGGATCCCAACGAACTGATAGGGCTCAAGGTTGGCTCGTGTCGCCATTGCTGGTCGGTCGGCCACCTGTACCATTGGAAGCTCAACGAGTACGAAGCGGCCATGAAGGAATGGGAGCGAAACGTGGTCAAAGACCCGACGTTGCCAATGCCCGACGCCACCGGCGGCCTCGATTACTGGTTCAGCAAGGATCCGAACAAGGATTGCCCCGAGTGCGAGGGCCACGGCGCGGAGCGGGTGTTCGCCCGCGACACGTCCAAGTTTTCCAAGGGCGCCAGGGCGCTTTTTGCCGGCGTGAAGCGCAAGGGCAACGGCGACCTCGAAATACTCACCACGGACCGCCAGCGCGCCTTGGAGAACGCTTCCAAGATCATCGCGGCCTTCAAGGATACCGTGAAGCTGGACCTCAACGCCGTGGTCGCCAATATCGAGGCTGACGCAGCCAACCCGGACGCGGCCATGGCGGCATACCTGGCGATGGTCAAAGGCTTGCACGAGTAACCGAATCAGCCTTCACCTTGACGCCTCTGAGTTGAGGGGCCGTGCGGGTGTCCAAGCATCGAATCAAGCGAGCGCGATACCGGCCGGCGTTGAAGCCCGCCCCGCGGCTCTTCGAAGCCCACTGCACGGCTTGCGACTTTGAGGGACTTGCCGTCACGCTCGTTTGCCCCGATTGTTGCCGCCACACCCTACGCACCGGAGCTCGCAACCCATGAACCGTCCCGCCGTGTTGAGGCAACTTGAGGCCCGCGCCGAAGGCAAAGCGGTCACGCCCTTCCGCCTGCGCGCCCATGACGTCGAAGCGCTGGTCGCCTATGTCCAGCACCTAGAGCTCGACATACCGGCCAAGGCCAACGGGGCGGAGCGACCAGCGTGATCTACACCGCCGACACCGAATGGCAGGGCAAGCGCCGCTTGTGGTCCTTCCCGGATCAGGACGAAGCGATCCTCTTCGGCTACGACATGGGCTTGACGATCGCCGACGCGCAGCCGCTCACGTCTTGGTTCAACTTCCTGATCACCGCGGAACAGCAAGCCGCCGCCATCGCCAAGGGCGCAAAGCGCGTTGCGTTCATCGCCCCGAGCTACCAGCAAGCGGTGCTGCGCGGCGATCTGTCCATGGTGCGCAGCGTCGAACGTAACCATCCGGAGGCTGAACTTGTCTGACCTCCTGGCCTTCCTTGTGCTCGCCGTCACGATCGTCGGCCCCCCGCTGGTCTTGGCCGCCGTCGCCCTCTCGGTGCTCATGCGGGGTCGCCGCGTCACGCGCACGCTCGATAGTTGCCCGGTGTGCTTCCGCAGCCGCCGCCAGGTCGCCAGTACGGGGGGCTGTCTGCGCGCACGGTGCAAGGGTTGGGAATGAGCGTTCAGACCCTCCAAGCCAACCTACAGCGCGCGGGGCACTACCTGGGCGCCATTGACGGCGAGCCCGGCCCCATGACGCTTGAAGCGCTCGTGGACGCCGTGTCGACGTTCTGTCCGGCCGGCGCGGGCCTGGCGCTCGCCTCCGCCATCCCCCCGAGCTGGTGGGCGGTCCCTGCCCGCGTGAACATGCTCCTAGCCCAGATCGCGGCGGAGAGTGGCTTCAAGCTGGTGGCGGAGCGCTTCAACTACACGGCCGCGGGCCTCGTGAAGACCTGGCCGTCGCGCTTTGGGAACGGCTTCGCCAACCCCGCCGCCTACGCAGACAACGAGCCTGCGATTGCCAACCTCGTCTACAGCGGGCGCATGGGAAACACGCAGCCGGGCGACGGCTACCTGTTCCGGGGGCGCGGCTGGCCACAACTGACGGGCCGCTACAACTACACGCACTTCAGCTTGCTATCGGGCGTCGATCTGGTCGCCAACCCGGACGCCATGCTGCAGATCGACACGTGCGCTCAGGTCACGATTGAGTTCTTCGTGGAGCGCGTGCCGCTGACTGCCGCGGACGCGGGCGACGTGACGACTTGCCGTCGCGCTTGGAACGATGGCAGCATCGGCCTTCAGCAAGCGACTGATTCGTTCAACAAGCTTCAAGCGCTATGGGGCACGCCATGACCGACGCCAACAACCCGCCGATCGATCTGCCGCCGCTCGTCACTTGGCTTGTGAAGGGCCAAGTTCGTCACCTGCTGACCACGGCCGGCGGCGCGCTTCTGTCCGCAGGGTTCATTCCCAACGTGGGCCAAGAGAATCAGTTCATCGCGTGGGGCGTCTCCGGCGTCCTCATGATCGCCGGCTTCGGCTGGTCCTACGCGAGCCATAAGGCGGCCGTCGCGCCGTCGACTTGAAGGAACCCGACTATGAGCATTCTGTCCGATCTGTTCGCGAAGAAGATCACCTTCGCCACCGCCGCCGCTGAAGCCGCGTCCTGGGCGACCGCCCTGGTCACGTCCAACCCGGCGCTGGCCGCCGACGCCGGCGCCGCCCTGGCCGTTGTGAAGCAAGCCGCTTCCGACGCCATCACGGCCGCCGACACAATGATCGGTCAGGCCGCCGCGCCCGCCACCCTCGCTGTTGAGACGGCGCTGGACGCCGCGCTCGCCACGGCTACGCACGGGGCGTCGGTCGGCCTCAATCCCTTCGTCAACGACGGGATCGACGCGATGGCCAAGGCCGTGAAGGACGCGGCCGACGCCTGGGCGCTCAAGGCTAAGGCCGCGCTCGCCGCTCCGCCCGCCAAGTGATCGTCGCCCTTCTAGCCGCGGCGGCGCTGGCCGGGCTCAACCCGACCGCCAGCGTCCCGCTCGCGCCTACCGCAGCGGACCATGCGCCCGGCTCGTGTCACGTGCGGATCGCGGCGGTAGGCTACCAGTTGCCCGACCCGCTCTGTACGCCCGGCGCGATCAATCCGACGCTCACGGTCGCGGTGCTCACGGACCCCGCGTTCCGCACGGGCATGGTGCGCGACAAGGTGACGAGCGAGGCGGCCAAGCGCGTGGTGTACGGCTGGTACGGGATCACCCCGCCGGCCAACAACACCGGCGCAAACCAGACTTGCGAGCTGGACCATGTTGTCGACCTGGCCAGCGGTGGGGCCGACACCCTCGATAACGTCTGGCCGCAATGCCAAGCGCCCGGCTCCGCTCCGGTGCTGGTGGGCGTGCGCGAGTTCAAGATCAAGGATCGCTTCGCCGAACACAACGTCATGGCGCTGGTCAAGGCGGGCGGCAACCTGGCCGACCTGCAGAGGCGTATCGCAGCGAACTGGACTTTGTTCATACCGACCGCGGCGGGGGCGCACTAAGTCGTGCTTGCCCCGCGCTTTCCACAAGCCGCTCAGACCATCGCCCAGGCGCGGGCATATCGTGCTTGAGGCGCTGGCCGCGGGGTTGCCGGCGGTAGGGAGCGACCTGCGCGACCGGACCGGCGCGGCGGATTGGTTCGTCCACCGGCACAACTTCCTGACGTCGGACGCTGACCCGGTGTGCGCCAGCGTGATCATGAACCCCCCGTATCTTGAGAAGGGACAGGGCTCCGAACCGTTCATTCGCAAGGCCATGAGCTTCCCGAGCGTGCAAAAGATTGCGGCGTTCGTCCCCTCCAAGTTCCTTTGGGGCGGCGACCGTGCGCGCGACTTCTGGACGAAGCTTCCGCCCGCGCGCGTCTATCTGATCACGCCGCGCCCCTCCTGCCCGCCCGGCCCAGTGATCGAAGCGGGCATATCCCCGGGCGGCGGCTTTGAGGACTTCGCCTGGTGCGTTTGGGACAAGGGCAGCTTCGCGACATGGGAGGCGGCGAGTCAGTGCGGCCAAGCGCCGGTCTTGCGCTGGATCCTCGGGCCGGACCGTCGCAAAGGGCGCGTGAAGCGGTGAGGGCCAATATCGGCGACCTCGTTGTGGCCGACCACGAAGCCCCCGGCGGCCTCTATCTGGTGATAGCCCAACGCTGGCCGCACGGGGTTGTGGAGCAATACGTTCGCCCCGCGTGCTTCCGCCTCGCCACGGCCCTAGAGATCGCAGGGCGGCGTGTTTGATTGGAAGTCGCCCGACTATGCGCCAGTCTGGGCGGAGCGGCAGCGGCGCCTAAGCTACCTGCGCGCGGAAGAGGTCGCGGACCTACAACTGCGCGCCCAGATCGCGACAACCCGCTTCAGCCAGGCATTCACCTACTACAAGGTCAACCCGTGGGACTTTATCGACCACTGGGGCGTGACGGTGGACCCCCGCAACGTAGAGCGCGGCTTGCCGGCGCTCGTGCCCTTCCTGTTGTTCCCGCGCCAGTTTGAGTTCTGCCGTTGGGTGGTGGGCTTGTGGCGCGGGCGGCAACGGGGCGCGGGCGTCAAGAGCCGGGACGTGGGCTTCTCCTGGCTCTGCGTCTCCCTGGCCTGCACGCTTTGCCTCTTCAACAACCGCATGGCCATCGGCTTCGGCTCGCGCAAGCTTGAGCTGGTGGACAAGCTAGGCGACCCGGACTGTCTCTTTTGGAAAGCCCGCGAGTTCATGGACCACCTGCCGCCTGAGTTCACCGGCGGCTGGACGCGCGCCGATGCGCCCGAGAAGCTGGTCAAGTTCCGCAAGACCACAAGTTCGATCAAGGGCGAGGGCGGAACGGACATCGGGCGCGGCGGCCGGACGGCCATCTACTTCGTGGACGAAGCGGGCTTCCTTGAGCACCCCGAGCTGGCCGACGCGTCCCTATCGCAAACGACCAACTGTCAGATCGACATAAGCACCCCGCACGGCATGGCCAATCCGTTCTACACGAAGGTGAACACCTGGCCGCCCGAGCGCGTCTTCCGCTTCTCCTGGCGCGATGATCCGCGCAAAGACGAGGCCTGGTATCTGAAGCAGGTGGACGACTTGAAGAACCCGGTTGTGGTGGCGCAAGAGATCGACATGGACTTCGCGGCGTCGGTCGAAGGCGTGATCATCCCGAGCGCATGGCTGCAGGCGTGCATTGACTCGCACCTGAAGCTGAACGTGCGGATCACGGGCAAGTCGCGCGGGGCGTTCGACGTGGCGGACGAGGGGAAGGACTTGTGCTCGTTCGTGACGGCGCGCGGCATTCTGGTCGATAGCGCTGAAGAGTGGTCCGGCGTCGGGCAGGATATCCACAAGTCCACGCAGAAGGCTTTCGGGATCGCCGACGCGCACGATCTAGACGGCTTCACCTACGACGCGGACGGCATGGGCGCCGGCGCACGCGGCGCGGCCCGGGTGATCAACGAGATTCGCGCGGCCAAGGCGCAGCGCCAGCTTGTGCTCGCGGCGTTCCGTGGCTCGGGCGAAGTGGTCAAGCCTGAGTCCATCGCGCCCGGCACGCGGCGCAAGAACAAAGATTACTTCATGAACGCTAAAGCCCAGTCGTGGCATTCGCTCATGACGCGCGTTTATCTGACGTATCGAGCGGTCACAGAGGGCGCAAAGTTCGATCCGGATGAAATAATCAGCTTCTCGTCGACCATGCCGAATCTGTCTAAGTTGCTGGCCGAACTGTCGCAACCGACATGGCAGGAAAACAGCGTGGGCAAGATGGTAGTCGACAAGACGCCCGATGGCGCGAAGTCCCCCAACCTAGGCGATGGCGTCATGATGCTCTACAGTCCATGCGTCCGCGCCCCCCTGCGCATTCCTCGCGAAGTTGTCGACGCCTCATGAACCCGTTCGCCGGTCTCTTCAGCAAGCCCACGCCCGCCCCGGCCGCCAAGCCAAAGCGCCCGCTCAAGATCCCCGCGTCGGCGGTTGTGCAGGCTTCGCTCAAGTACCGCGAGCCAACCGAGCTGGACGCCTTCACGGTCGCCCCGCCCATGCCGGGCGCGCGGCCGGCGACACGTCAGAAGGTAGACGGCCAAACGCTCCTGGCCATGGACGACATGACGGGCCTGGGGAGCCAATACGCGGCCACGGTCGCTTACGGCTATTGGAAAGAGGGCCTGGGCTTCCTGGGCTTCCCGTACCTGGCCGAACTGTCGCAGCGCTCCGAATACCGCCGGCCGGTTGAGATCATCGCCAAGGATATGACCCGCAAGGGCTTCAGGATCATCGGCGGGAAAGACCAGAAGACACCGGGCAAAGAGTCACGCTCCGCCCTCCTGGCCGACGCTTGCCGCCGCTTTATGGTGGCGAACTACTGGCGCACGGCCATCATGCACGACGGCTTCTTTGGCAGCGGCGTGATCTACCCGGACACCGGCGACACGGACGACGACAAAGAGCTCACGCGGCCGCTAATTCTGGACAAGCGCAAGATCGGCAAGGGCGACCTGAAGGGCTTTGTCAACGTCGAACCCTTTTGGATTTACCCGGCGGCGTTCAACGCCACGGACCCCCTGGACCCCTACTTCTACAAGCCCCAAATGTGGTACGTCATGGCCAAGGCCATTCACGTCTCGCGGCTGGTGCGGTTCGTGGCGCGCGAGCTTCCGGATATCCTCAAGCCCGCCTACGCCTTCAGCGGCTTGGCGCTCACGCAGCTCGGCAAGCCCTACGTCGACAACTATCTGAACACCCGCCAGGGCGTGCAAGACCTGATCATTTCGTTCAACGTGCCGGTCCTCAAGACGGACATGAGCGCGCTAGAGTCGCCCGCGCAAGCGTCTGGCTTCTGGAATCGGTTGGACCTCTTCGCCAAGACCCGGACCAACCGGGGCATTCTGGCGCTCAATTCTGACGAAGAGTTCACGCAGATATCCGCCTCGCTCGCGGGCCTGGACAAGCTGCAGGCGCAAGCCCAAGAGCACCAGGCCGCGGCGTGGGGCATTCCGCTCGTGGTGCTGTTCGGGATCACGCCCACGGGGCTGAACGCGTCCAGCGACGGCGAGCTGAAGACATACCAGGGCTGGATCAAGTCGCGCCAGGAAGACGACAAGCCGCAACTCATGCAAATGATCCGGCTCGTGGAGCTCAACGAGTTCGGCGACAACGACCCGACGATCGACATTGAGTTCGTCCCGCTATGGGAAGAGTCCGACACCGAGAAGGCCACGATCAACAAGACCAAGGCCGACACCAGCGTGGCCTATATCCAGGCCGGCGTGATCGACCCCGAGGAAGAGCGCGAGCGCCTGCAGAACGACCCGGACAGCATTTACGCGGGCGTCGACTTGTCGGGCCCCCCGCCCGAGCCGCCGGCAGACCCCTCGCAAGAGACGGACCCGGACAGTGAGGAAGACCCTGGCGACACGGAGGGCGGCGCTGAAGACGCCGCCTTTCGGGAAGAAGACCATCCCCGCGCAGAGAACGGGCAGTTCGGAAGCGGGCCCGGGGGCGTAGAGGGCGCCGTCGCGCAACAAGCTTGCGATCCCCGCCAAGCACTTCAGCGCGTCGGCCTACGCGGCGCACCATGACGACGCCCGGGCGGACGCGGCTTCGATTATCCACCAGTTTCCCGGCCAGACGGGCGAGATGCTGCGCAAGACCGCCGCTTTGGTCAAAGCGCGCGGTGGCCCGCTTCCTGACGGATAAGAACGACGGATCCGGCCGGTTCGTCCCGCCGGAGGTTGTTTTGAGCAACAAGCACAACGAAGCCAACTTCGACCAGCTACGCCAGCACGCGGACCGCTGGTCTTTCAGGGACAACAACGTCCCGCGTGGCCAAGAGCCGGCGCTGATCTCGCAAGGGTCAAAGAGCCCTCCGGAGATCGACGCGGGCAAGCGGAGCGGGCGGCCCTAGCTGGCGCGCTCGGGTCCGGTTCCACCCTTAGATTTGGGGACCGGGCCGCAGGTTGCTTCAATTTGCGCGATGGCTTCCGGGGTCAATGGCTCATTGATCGGGCCGCCGAAGTCGTATTCGTCATGGATCGGCGCGGGCTTTGGCTTCTGTTCGTTGGCCATTGACGGCCTCCTTTACGATGGTTTCGATCTTTTGGTTACGATCGCCCTCTAGGGGCAGGGTGTCCACCCCCCGCACCAGATCGGCAGGGAGGCGGACGGTCAGGCGCACGCGGTCGCCTTTGCTCGGGCGGCCCATTATAGCACGGCCGTGCGCTTGGCGAGATAGTCACACCGGGCTATGGCGAGCGACAAGCCGTCCGGGTCTCTGGCGTACGCGCTGTCGCTGACCGAGTGCGTACCGTTGACGCGGAACACGGTGTAAGACCCGCGCTCGCGCCCAACCCAGAAGTCGCCGTTCTCGTGCATGATATCGGATTCTTTCATGGCTCAGTTCTCCTAAATGTTGAGATCGGGGAAAAACTTGTTGAGGCTACCCGAGCGGTTCATCGGGACGCCTTCGAACAGCTTCACGTCTTCACGGATGGTTCCGTAGGCGTAGAAGACCGCGCGGGGGTCGCACTCTTCGGCTTTCTTGCGGGCAGCTTCGACCATGGTGAGCGCGCCCGCGTGGTTATTGATAAAAGGGCCCAGAAGCCTACCGACGCGCGGGCCGTCCACGACGGACACATAGTAGGCGCCGGGCTTGTTGTCGGGCTGTTGCATTCCGTCTCTCCATTGGCTACAACTCAATCCAGCATAACTGACGTCAGATACAAGCACTTTATGCGTACCAGCTCTGATATTGTGGCTTGCCTTCCCAAGCGCTCGCGCCGCCCCGGCCGTTAATCTCGGAGCTCACGATTCGGTTGCCCTTGATCCGGACCATGAAAGGCTCTTTGCCCGCGGCCCGGTCCGGAGCGGTGGAAGGGAGCACATGGGCGCACATTTGGCCTTCCGACCCTTCAAGGGTATCGCAGGGGATTTTCACGACCATGGCGGAGGCGGCGCCCTTGAGCGCGACGATCTCGTAAAAGTCCACGTTGGTCTGATCGTAGCCCCAGGAGGAAACGAACACCTGACCGACCTTCACGTTGCCGGGTTTCGCCAGTTCCTTGGCGCGGGCTTTTTGCTCGGCTAGGTAAACCTCCGCCGCCTCAATGCCCTTGAAAAATAATTCGATCCGCTTGGCGCGGTCCGCCTCGTTGCGGAACCGGAAGTTCCACTCGGGCTTGCCGCGCTTGAAGGCGTAGGCGATGGCGAAGGGGACGCCGTTGCGCTCGTGGACGTAGACCACGGCCTCGGCTTTGCGGGACTTCACGGCGCGGGCGCCGGCGGGGATGTATCGGGCGACTTGTTGCATGACGGTTGCTCCTGGTTTCTGACGTCATATACAAGCCCCCTATGAGAAAAAAGTTGCGCGCCGTATCCTGGCGACGATTCGAACCATTGGAGCGCCCATGCGCAAGCTGTTCGTTGCCCTTCTAGCCGCGTGGCTATTGCCCGTTGCGGCCCTCGCTGCGGACCTTGGCCCCCCGATCGTCAACTGGGGCGGAGAGAACGAAAAGCCCGGCCCGGTTCAACAAGTCGGCTACGACAGCGTGTCGGGCTCGCCGTGCATCGTCGGCAAGACGGCGACGTGCTCCCCGCCGGCCGCCGCTCTTCCGACCGGCGCGGCCACGGCCGCGAACCAGGCCACGCAGATCACCGCGGAGCAGACTACCGCGACGGCCCAGGGCGCCCAAGGGACCGGCTACAACCCGCCCAGTGGCGGATCGGGGGTGTTGGGCTTCCTGTCGGGCATTTATCACGCGGTCACGAATACGCTGAACGTCCAACTCCAGGCGGGCTCGGCTATCGCTGGCAAATTCGGCATCGACCAAACCACACCGGGGACCACGAACGGGGTTGTGGTGAACTCCACCGTCAACCCAGCCACCATCTACAGCGCTCAACAAACCGTCACTACGTCAGCCGTCGCCTTGGTCTCTCAGGCGCTTTCCAACGGCCTTGTCATCACGGCTGATCTTACGAACAGCGCGGCGATCTACGTTGGTCCGAGCGGAGTGACAACTTCGACGGGCTACAAACTCCAACCTGGCGCTTCTATTTCCTACGGCGTCACCAACGCGAACGCCATTTACATTGTTTCGGCAGCGTCCACGACCGACAAAATTGCTGTGACAGGGAACTGACCATGAATATGCTTCGCAACGCCCTCGTCGCGTTTTTGGTGTTTCTGGCTGCGCCGGTGCTAGCGGCGGCACCGGCCATCCCGCCGGGAGCAGCGCCAAATCTGTTCGCATCCCCTGCCGCCACGCTTAATTTGAATCAAGGCGAGCCCAGAAGCGCCAATCAAGTGGGGACTTCGATCACCAGCGGATCGACCCTAACCATCCTGAACATTTCTCCTGGAGTTCCGGGATATGTGGACCATATCTGGATGACCGGGCTCGCCGCCAACAACATGAAGGACGGCATCCTCAAGGTCTATGTGGACGGCGAGAGCACCCCGAGTATCACGACCGACATGAATGGACTCGGCGGCGCGTTCATGACCGTCACCAATACCATCAACGCCATGAAGCACCTTGGCGTGCAGTTCTCCACTGCCGCTTCAGCGCCTAGTTGGACGTTTACCTATCCGATCCCATACAAATCCAGCGTCACGATCACTTTTACCAATATCGACACCGGCACTTTGACTTACTATTCCGACATTCACTATGTGAATGGTGTGAATGTGCCGTACAAGCTGTGGTCAAGTGGAGTGACTATACTCAATCGTTCATTGGCGGTGTCGATTGCCAACCAGCAAAATGGCTCAGTCGTATTCCTGAATGTGCCGAGTGGGCCCGGGTGGGTGGTCTATAGCCAGATTACGTGGGCCAACGCCACCAATTACAGCTTCCTGGAAAACGGCCCTTCCTACTACCTGGACGGGACCACGGGCTGCGCGGGACAAAGTACATGGCCCAATGCGCAGTACCAGGTCAGCGGCGGCGAAGATTACTTTCAGGGCGCCTACTACTTCCAGCCTGCTGCTCCCTATTGGCAGCCCTGGATGATGCTCGAAAAAGGATCGGTGTCAGGGTTTGGCGATGTCGTCAGCGCATCGCTTGACCTCCTGGAGCTGCACGGCGGAATCAAGTTCAATAATGGTGTTAAAGTATGTCTGGAATTGCCGGCAGGTAAGTCGACCGGAACTCAGACTACTTTAGCCGATTTGGCTTGGCTTTTCCTTTACTATACACCGAACTGATGGGATGCGGAATGCTCCATCGCCAGCCCCGGCTTTCACGGGGGACAAGAGCCTGCTCGGGTCGGCGACCTTCGACACTGGTGCAACCATCGTTCAACAATAGACCGACGCGCAGCCCATGCTCAGCTATAATGACGTTCAGGGTCTCAAATCACGCCCCCTACAGGCATGGATACCGCAGGCGAGGGACGCACAATGACCACCATGAAGCACTTTCTGTTCGCCCTCTTCGCGCTCGCCCTCGCAAGCTGCACGGCGCCCGCCTACGCTCAGACGAGTTGCGCGTTCGGCTACCATACGCAGCTCACCGCCGCGGCGCTGAACGGCTGCACGACGGGTAAGCAGGATCACAACGCCGCCCTGGACGCCATCGCGAGCGGAGCGGCGCAAAGCCTCGGAGGCTTGAAGACCTTCACGAACGGCGTGGCGTTGGGGGGCTCCCCGCCGACGCTCACCGGGACATGCACCACGTCCGCCCAGGTTGGCGGGAACACGGCGGGCAAGTTCGCCGCAACCTGCACGAACCAAACCGTGATCTTGACGTTTGCGACCACGGCGGCGAACGGGTGGAGCTGTAACGCGAGGGACTTGACCACGCCGGCCGACGCCCTCAAACAAACCGCCTACTCCCCCACAAGCTGCACTCTGACCGGGACCACGGTGGCGGCGGACGTCATCGTGTTCGACGCCCTGGCGTTCTAGGCCGTGGCCAAGACCATCGACCCCGTGCGCCCTAGCGTCGGCCTGGCGCTGGCGTACCGGCGCCGGCTGGACGCGTTGATCGACGAAATGCACAACAGCGTGACCTACTGGGCGCGCGCCAAGTACAAAGCCAATCCGCCCGAGCTGGCCGCCGACGAAAGCCCGGCGCGCACCATGGAACGGCTCATGCGCAAGCTGGCGCGGCGGTGGCAGCGGCGCTTTGACGATCTGTCCGACGATCTGGCCAAGTACTTCGCAACGGCTGTTGAGGACCGATCCAAGCGCCAGCTTCAGGCCGCCTTGCGCAAGGCCGGCTGGGCCGTTCAGTTCAAGCCGACGCGGGCCCAGAACGACGCCTATCAAGCCGTGGTCGCTGAGAACGTCCAGCTCATAAAGTCCATCCCGCAACAGTACCTAGGCCAAGTCCAAGGCCAGATCATGCGCAACGTGTCGCAGGGGCGTGACCTATCCGACATGGTGGCGGACCTTCAGACCCGGTATGGCGTCACGAAGCGGCGGGCGGCTCTTATCTGCCGCGACCAGAACAATAAGGCCACGGCCGTGTTCACGCGGGTGCGTCAGCAAGAGCTCGGGATCACCGAGGCGATCTGGATGCACTCGCACGGCGGCAAAGAGCCCAGGCCGTCGCACCTAGCCAACGACGGCAAGCCATACAACGTGGCGACGGGCTGGTATGACCCGGACGAAGAGGCGTGGATCTGGCCGGGCGAATTGATCAACTGCAGGTGCGTGAGTCGGTCGATAATTCCGGGGCTGGCCTAGCCCTTGCCTCGAATCAAGCGCGGCCCTAGCCTCGCCGCATGATCCTGGCTTTCGACCGTGCGCCCGAGAACCGTTACTATGACGACTTTGGGCGTCTACACGTCCGCGTCAGTAACATCGCCAAGGCGTGCGTGTCCCCCTACCAGGGCAGCGAGATCCCCAACCACAAGGACTTGGGCCTCGATCCCAACCGCGTCTATATGTTGTTGCGCGATCCGGTAGAGCTTGAGGAGGCCGCCGCGACGTTCAACAATGTTCAGCTACTAGACGAGCACGTTCCCGTAACAGCCGACAAGCCGCAACCTAAGCTGACGGTCGGCTCTACTGGTGATAGCGTGTTTTGGGAAGCGCCGTTCCTCAAGTCGTCTCTCGTTGTATGGGACAAGGGCGCTATTGAAGCTATTGAAGACGAGCGGGTCGAAGAGTTGAGCCCCGCCTATGCTTACGTTGCAGACATGACTCCCGGTAAATTTGAGGGCTTGTCTTACGACGGAATCATGCGAAACATAGTCGGAAATCATGTTGCGCTTGTCGAAGAGGGCCGCCAAGGGCCTGAGGTAGTAGTCGGCGACGAACAACCGGAGATTATTTCTATGGCCAAGGCCGTCCTCAAGTCCCGCAAAGCACTGTTGTTGCATGGTGCGCTGTCCGGGGCTTTGCTTCCCCTTCTGGCGGCGGACGCCAAGATCAACCTCGCCCCGCTGTTGGCCAACGTCACGCGGGCGAACTTCAAGGGCCAAAAGGCGACCATCGCCACCGGCCTGAAGGCGCTCACCAAGGGCAAGCTCGCGCAAGACGCGGACCTTGACGGCGTGATCAAGCTTCTGGACTCGCTGGAAAAGGTCGACGACGGCACGGACGAAGACGACAAGATTGTCGATCAACCCGCCGTGGACGCCGAAGAGGATCCCGCGAGCAAGGCCCTGGCCTTCTGCAAAGGCAAAATGGGCGAAGACGACTACACCGAACTGACCGGCATTCTGACCAGCCCGGCCGCTCCCGCTGCCGACGAAGACGCCCCGGCGGAAGAGGACGACGATGCGGCTGGCGGCGACCCGGCCCCGGCCATGGACAAGGCCACCGTGCGCAAGATCGCCCAAGACGCCGAGACCCGCGCCGTTCACCGCGTGAACGCGATGCATGAAGCCATCACGCTGGTCGAACCGATCGTCGGCAAGCTGAAGGTCTCCGCTTTCGACAGCGCGGCCGGCGTCCACAAGTTCGCCCTGGATCACCTAAAGATCGCGACGAAGGACGTTCACCCGACCGCCTATAAGTCGCTGGTCGAGATGCATCTGTCCACGCGGGACAAGGGCGGCCCGTCGCCCGTCATCGCGCAGGACGCCAAGGGCGCGGCTCAATCCTTCGCCGAACGCTTCCCCACCGCCGCCAAGCTGAAGAGGGCTTAAGCACGCCATGGCACTCGGAACCTTCCAAAAGACGATCAACGCCGACCCCTCTTACGCGGTCGAAGGCGACTTCTACGGCGCCAACCCCCGGTCAACCCGCGTCCCTCCGATCGTAGGCGGCGCGAATATCGCGGGCGCGGCCGGCGTGACCGTTGGGCGCTTCGCTTGGGTGGACGCGACCACGGGCCAGGTTTCGAACCAAAACCCGGGCACGGCCAACGCTCAAATCGGCTTCGTGAGCCGCACCGGCCAGACCCCGGCCCTGATCACCACATGGCTGTCGTCCGCGTCTCTCGTGGTCCAATCGGGCCTTGAGATCACGCTGCACAACACCGGCGACTTTTGGGGCCGCTTCTCTGCGAGCCTCGGCAATGCCGGCGGCGCGACCATCGGCCAGAAGGTCTATGCCTCGTACAACGACGGCTCGCTCCTGGCCGCCGCCACCGCAACGCCGATCACCGAGACGATCACCGCGTCCCTGGCCGCCACGGTCATGACCGTGACTGCCGCCGGAACCTACCCGCTCGCCCCCGGAATGCCGGTGTCGGGCACAGGCATCGCGGCCGGCTCGTACATCGTGAACCAGCTCACCGGCGCGGCCGGCGGCGTGGGGACTTACACCCTGTCGGCTTCGGAGACCACCGAGGCGGCGGAGACGGTCACTGTCACGCTGAACTACGAAACGTCCTTCTACGTCGAGCAAACCTGCGCAGCGGGCGAGCTGGCGGTTATCAGCACGAGGATTTAACGCGGCCATGCTTTCACAAGCCGATCTCAAGGAATTGCGCAAGCACGGTATCGTCTTCGATTCGGCGTTGCGCCCCTGCTACATCGAGCCGGAATGGCTGGACGAAGAGGGCGGCTTTCAGCTCGCCATGGACGCCCAGCCGACGTTGATCACCACGCCCAACGCGGGCATTCCCGCGCTGTTCGCGAACTTGATCGACCCCGAAATGGTCCGCGTGCTCGTGCAGCCCATGAAGGCTGAAGAGCTGTTCGGCGCGGTCAAAAAGGGTGACTGGACGAAGTGGTCCGTTGAGTTCCCGGTTGGCGAAGCGACGGGCAACGTCACCAGCTACGGCGACTTCAACAACGACGGGTCCGCCGGCGCCAACTTCAACTGGATTCCCCGCCAGTCCTACCATTTCCAAACGATCTCCCAGTGGGGCGAGCGCGAAATGGACATGTATGGCGAGGCCAAGATCAACTACAAGTCAGAGGTCGATATCGCCTCGGCTCTGGTGATCAACAAGTTCCTCAACAAGTCGTGGTTCTTCGGCGTCAACCTTCTGGACAACTACGGCATTCTGAACGACCCGAGCCTGCCGGCGTCGATCTCGCCCACCGCGGCGTGGTCCACCCTGGACGTCCTGGGCGTGTTCAACGATATCAAGCGGCTGGTGTCGGCCCTGATCACGAGCCTCAAGGGGATCGTGGACATGGAGTCGGACTTCCTGCTCACCATGTCGCCCGAGCTGCAGGTCTACTTCGCCGACTCGTCCACCTTCGGCGTGAACGTGACCGATCTGGTCAAAAAGAACTTTCCGAACCTGAAGGTCAAAACTGCCCCCGAGTATTCCAACGCGAACAGCTCGGGCGAGCTCATGCAGCTCACCGTCGAAAAGATCGAAGGCACCGATACCGCCTATTGCGCTTTCACCGAGAAGATGCGCGTTCACCCGGTGCTTCCCGATCTGTCGGGCTGGCGCCAGAAGAAGTCGGCCGGGACGTGGGGATGGATCAACCGCCGCCCCGTGGCCATGGCGCAAATGCAAGGTATGTAAGAGCTTCCTCCCCGGAAGGGTTAGAGCACTCAAGGCCCCGGGTACTAGCCGGGGCCTTTTTTGCATATCCTATGATTCGTCATAACTTTTGGAGCTGACAAAATGGCCACCGCGTCGACCTACAGCATCGGGTGCAAGCTGCCCAACGGGCTGCACCTTGAGATTCGTAAGCCCCTGCCGGGCACGGGCAGCAAAGACGAGCGCGGACCGCGCTTCAGTTTCGAACGCTTCGCCACGCTGAAGGGCACGAATGACGACAACGCGGTCGGCGGCTTTGGGATCACGCACGGCGTGGACGCGGCCCTCTACGACGCCTGGCTTGAACAGCACTCCTGGCTTCCGGCCGTGAAGAACGGCCTGGTCTTCAAGGTGCAAGACCGCAACCTCGTCGCCCCCATGGCAAAGGAAATGGCCGAAGTGAAGAGCGGCCTTGAGCCCCTGGATCCCGAGAAGCCGGGATACGGCGTGGCGCCCACGGACGAACAGCAAAAAGTGAACAACAAGCAAAAGGGCCGCAAGCGCGGCGCTGCGATCGAGGAAGACTAAACCATGGGCGGTGTGGCGGTCTTCGACTACGCGGCGTGGATCGCCCGCTACCCCGAGTTCGCGAGCGTGACCTCGGACCAGGCGAACGAGTTCTTCCTTGACGCCTGCATGTTGCTGGACAACACGCCGTGCAGCGTGGTCCAAGACGTCACGCAACGCCTTCGCCTCCTGAACGGGCTAACCGCTCACATCGCCAAGCTCTCAATCCCAAGCGAGGAAGGCGGGCAGGGCGTGGTCGGGCGGATCGCCAGCGCCAGCGAGGGCAGCGTGACGCTCTCCACGGACATGGGGACCGTCACCAGCGCCTCGCAAGCGTACTTCAATCAAACCCCCTACGGCGCGCAATACTGGGCGTCCATGCGCGGCTATCGCATGGGCGGGCACTGGCGCCCGGGCTGCAATCCGAACCTAGGCGTCCCGGGCTACCCGGGGGCCGGGCCCTACCCGCGGTATTAGCGTGCCCGTCACGGTCAAGGTCACGGGGGGCGACAAGGCGGCGGAGGCCCTGGCGGAGATCGACCGCCGGCTAGACGGCAAGCACGCGCTCAACGTCGGCTTCTTGGCGGGCAACTTCTACGAAGAGACGGGCGAGTCGGTCGCCATGGTCGCGGCGATCCAAAACTTCGGAGCGCCAGCCCGCGGCATTCCGCCCCGGCCGTTCTTCACGAACATGGTCAACAAGGAATCACCCGGCTGGGGCGCGGCCCTCGGTGCGGCCCTGAAGGCGTGCGACTACGACGCCGAGCGGGCGCTTGCGCTTATGGGCGAGGTCATATCCGGCCAGCTTCAACAGTCGATCGTCGACACGAACGACCCGCCGCTCGCCCCGTCCACGTTGCGCAGCCGCGGCGTCGACCCGGGCACAAAGTACAATCCTTCCGACGCGGCCACGTTCGGCGCAAAGCCCTTGATCCGCACCGGCAAAATGCGCAACAGCGTGGCTTATGAGGTCAAGAGTGCATGAACCTTCACCAAGTTGTGCGAGGCGCCATAGGGTCGATCAACCCGGACGTCATCGGGACGTGGCTCAAAAGCACGGGCAGCACGACGGGTGCGGACGGCACGCAAACGCCGACCTATGCCGCGCCTCAGACCGTCCCCATGCAAGTGCAGTTCCTCACCGGCAAGGATATCCGCCAGCTTGACGGCCTCGGGATCCAGGGCGTGCAGCGGACCGTGTTCATGCAAGGCAACGTCCAGGCGGTGAACCGGCCCGGTAGCCAGGGCGGCGATCTGATCACGTTCGACAGCACCGCGCCGGCAGACCTGGCCAGCACCACTTGGCTCTGCGTGGCCGTACTCGAAACGTGGTCGCCCGGCTGGTGCAAGGTGGGGATCACGAGGCAAGTGCCATGACCGCGCCCACGATCGACCTCACGGAAGTTCAGATTGGGACGGCCCTTCGCAGCTTCCTGCTGTCGATCCTTCCGTCGCTTCAGGTGCTCAAGACGCAGGTAAACATGGTCACGCCCCCGCCCGAGGGGACGGACTTCATTTACTGGACGCCCCTAGGGTCCAACCGTCTCGCAACGAATGTTGAGACTTGGGACGTGACCACGCAGACGCCGACAGTCCTTAACCATACGGACTCAGAACAGCTTGACGTGCAGCTAGATATATACGGCCCGAACGCGGGCGATAACTGCCGGTTGATCAAGGCGCTATTCCGTAGCGGGTACGCTTATGACTATTTCCAAGGCTTAGACCTTCCGCTCACGCCGCTTTATGGTGACGAGGGCGTTCAAATGCCGATGATCAACGGCGAACAACAGTATGAGAACCGATGGAAGCTGACCGTCTCCTTTGAGGGAGACTTCACCATATCGACAACCCAACAGTTCGCCGATACCCTCTCGGTCGGACTCATTGACGTCGATTCGACCTATCCCCCTTGAGGCGCTGAAGCATGACCATCCCTATCAGCCAGGACGTCAACATCATTCCTGGCGTTGTGCCGACCGGGGGCGCTGGCGCGACCCTGAACGGCTTGGTGCTCACGCAGTCCACCCGGCCCCCGATCGGCCAGGTTCCCGCGTTCCCGAGCGCGCTGGCGGTGGGCGCATATTTCGGGCTGACGTCGACCGAATACAACTACGCGCTGGTCTACTTCGGCGGCTTCACGAACAGCCAGATTCTCCCCTCCACGCTCTACTTCGCGCAGTATCCCGAGGCGGCCGTGGCCGGCTACGTGCGCAGCGCCTCGCTTGCGGCCATGACCCTGGCGCAACTGCAAGCGGTCGCCGCCGGAACGCTCACGGTCACGACGGACGGTGGATCGCCGAAGACCACCGCTTCGATCAACCTGTCCGCCGCCACCAGCTTCAGCAACGCCGCGGCTATCATTTCCGCCGCCCTCACCACGGCGACCTCCGCGGCCACGTGTGCATGGGACGCGGTGCTGTCCGCTTTCGTCATCACCAGCGGCAGCACGGGCGGCTCTTCGTCTGTCGTGGTTACAACGTCCGCCTTCGCGACCGCCCTAAGCCTCACCGCTGCGACCGGGGCCGTCACGTCGGCCGGCGCGGCGGCGGCAGTCCCGGGTGCGTTTATGACCACGCTCCTGGCCACCAACAACTCCTGGGCGGGCTTCACGACCAACTGGGTGCCGTCGACCTCGGAAGCCGTCGCCTTCGCCGCGTGGACCAGCGCGCAAAACTACTCGGTGTTCTACGTGCCTTGGGACGAGAGCACCACGCCCACTCAGTCGGGCGACGTCACGTCCATCGGCTACCAGATCAAGACCGCCGGCTACAGCGGGTCCGTGCCCTTGTGGCAACCGTCCGAACTGTACGGGGCGCCCTTCGTCCTGGGCTACGCCGCGTCGATCAACTGGAATGCGACGAACGGCCGGGCGACCGCCAAGTTCCGCACGCAAGCCGGTCTCCTGGCGGGCGTGTCGGACCCGACCGTCGCGGGATACTTGGAGGCCAGCGGTTACAACTACATCGCCGCCATGAGCGGCAGCTACACCTACTTGCGCGAGGGCACGATCTCCGGATCGTACCTCTGGCTTGATAGCTTCCTCGGGCAGATCATCCTCAACAGTCAGCTTCAAGCGTCGATCATCAACGGCCTCACCACCGTGCGCAGCCTCCCGTACAACGCGCAGGGCAAGAGCATTCAGCGCTCTTGGTGCGATGGCCCGATCGCCGCCGCGCTCAACGCCGGGATCATCCGCGCCGGGGTCACGCTGTCGGCCTCGCAAGCGTCCAACGTCGACAACGCGGCCGGCGTGACGATCTCAACGACGCTGCAGGCGCGCGGCTGGTATCTTCAGATCCAAGACGCCTCGCCCACGGTGCGCACCGCGCGCGGCTCCTTCCCCTGCACCCTCTGGTACATGGACGGCCAGTCCGTGCAGAAGGTCGCGCTCAACAGCCTTAACGTCCAATAGGGTTTCCAATGGCCAACAAGCGCACGATCAACTCTTCGGACGCAGTTATCACGCTGTCCGCCGCCGGCCTCTTCAGCGGCGTGCAGCTCCAAGGGTTCTCAACGGACGATATCGCGGACACCGACTCTTCGGAGACGGTCGAAACGCAAATGGGCGTCGATGGCCAGTTGTCGGCCGGGTACACCCCGGCCATGGTCAAGGTCACGTTCACGCTGCAGGCCAACAGCCCGTCAATCGACCTCTTCGAACAGATTGACGCGCAGCAAGTGAGCGGTCGCGCGCCTATCCAACTGTCCGCCAACTACACCTTCCCCGGCGTCGGCAAGACCTACAGCGCGGTCAATGGCTACCTGACCAGCGTTCCGCGTATGCCGTCCGCCGGCAAGGTCATGAAGCCCCGCCGCTTCACGGTCACTTGGGAGTCGGTCACGCCGGCCGCTGCGTAATATGCGCAAGACCCGGGAAGTGACCGTGGTTTCGGAAGGCCGCGACCAAGGCAAGACGTTCTTCCTCACCGAAATGGCGGCCGAACAGCAAGAATCCTGGGCGTTCCGTGCGTTCGGCGCCATGACGCGTTCCGGCGTGGACATTCCCCCCGAGATCATCGCGAGCGGCATGGCGGGCCTCACCATGGTCGGGCTCAAGGCGCTCTTCTCCGCGCCTTGGATAGAGGTCCACCCGCTTCTGACGGAAATGATGGACTGCGTGCAATGGCAGTCGCCCGAGCTGCGCGCCGAAGGCGGCGATCCGCTTCGCCGCAAGCTCCTACCGGCATCGGACGATATCGAAGAGGCCTCAACCCGCATATTTTTGCGAGATAAGGTCTTTGAACTCTGTACGGGTTTTTCGATAGCCGGCGCCCTATTGACCGGGACGTCGGCGCTGCAGACCTTGATGGATATGGCTTTATCGACTTCGCTAACGTCTCTGGAATCATCGGAACAATCGTCTCAAGCGGACTTGCCACTCTAGCCGAACTACAGTCGGTTTATGGTCTTGAAGACGCATACAAGCTCTTGGAGATCGCTGAAGTGGACGCCATCAACCGCCGCATAGCTCGGGAAAAGGACAATCCCGATGGCTGACGCGACGGTCATTGACTCCCTAATAGTCACGCTTGGCCT